CCATAGATCGCATAGCCGCCCGTGTGGTTGATGGTGAGGTCGTGGATCCGAATTCCCTGATTAGTAGCTGCTGCGCCAGCAGGACCGTGAATCCAGAAGGTCGATCGAGTCGTGAAATTCGCATACTGCGGACCATTCGATGAGGCAACAGAATAAGCGTAGAGCGCCGGCGCGAGAACATTGCCTTCGATGAAGATCCCACCGATATCGATGTTCGTCGCATTGGCCGGGATGTCGAGAACACCGACCCCAGTTGTTACGAGTCCAGTCGCATTGATGATCGAAGCATTTCCGTCACCCTTCAGGCAGGTATTCGTGGGGATCGTGATGCTCGCTGTTCCGATGGCTACCGTGGTGCCATATGGGATATAGAGGCACCCGACCCCAGACATCGTGTTGAGCGCCGACTGAAAGTTCGTCGCATCTGTGCCACTGCCGTCGACGCCGAAGACGCGAACGCTGACGACTTGAAGGTTCTGAGCATTCGCGATCGGTTGCCAGTTGGTTGCACCGACAGCCGAGCAGGCTGCAGCCACGCAGACGTACGCCTGATGAGCAGCGGTGTCGACGTACAGGTCGTTGTAAACTGCCCCAGTGATTGCACCGGGAGTACCAGGGCCAGAGTAACCCTGAACATTGCCGAGGTGGAAGGTGCCGACAAGTCCGCAGTTCGTGCAGCTGATGGTGGGGTTCGTCCCCGTGATCGGAGGTTGGGCAATCGCAGCAGCCGCCGCGAAGAAGAGCAAAAGGAGTTTTTTCATGTCTTTACTGGACCCTCACCGATCCCACTTCCAAGCCTGCGTAGATGATTGTCAAGTTTCCCGACCCGTCATTGTCAACTTCGCAGGTGACCTTCGTCCCTGAGACGGCTGAACCGGAGAGTATTCCGCTCCAGCAATCGACTGCTGGGTTAATCCCCTTCTGATGCGTTGCCTGCGGTAGTGACATTGGGTTCGCGCTCGAATTGATAGTGAACGGTGCTGGTGTGCCCGAAGCCGATACAATGATCGACCCGACGTCCGTTCCGCTCCACGTGATGCTCGAGATGTTCCCGGCTCCGTCGAGAGTGGGCACGCACGTTGCCGGGATGCCGCTGATGCCGCTGATACCAGCCACGACGACCAGAGGACCGCTCCAGCATCCGACGGTCACGTTGGGGCCTTGCCCGTGAGTGCCTACCGTGATCGATTGGCCGCTCGTGGTGGAGTTTACGACGTACGGAGATGCTCCGAGCCCTGAAGCACCTTGCAGCCCCAATGGGCCTCTTCCCTGCGCACTGACGAGTAAGCTACTGACTGTTCCGGCAATCCACTTCACCGTTAAGTTGCCATGGCCGTCATTCGATGGGTTGCAGTAGACCTTTTCGCCAGACTGAACATTCTTTCCCAGTACGACGATGACCGGACCTGAGTAGCAAGATGCCTCTGCCTGCAGGCCCTGCCCATGCGTGCCAGCCGTAATCACCTGACCATTCGGGACGAGGGCCTGGGTGACGTAGGGTAGAGCGCCGATGACGTTCGAGAGATTGGTGCCCAGCGCTGTCTCAATCGCGATGATTTCAGCGGTCTTGATGTTGTTGTAGCAGGCGTCGATGAAGTTCGAGATCAGCGAAGTCGCCGGATGCTGAATCGCCTGTGTGCCAGCTTGCCCACGAACGACCGTCAGGACATTACCGCTGACCGCGGTGACCAGTTCCTGCTCGAGTCCGACCGTCGCCATCATGTTCGGGAGCCAGCCGGTGCCACTATGCACATTGGCTGTCGTATCGGAGACAAGCTGGATTGTCGTCAGCGTGGTCTGAATGTTGTCAGCCGCGATTAACAGGTTGCGGTTAGTTGAAAGGGCAGCGGGGAAAGTAGGAGTGCTGCATACCGGAGTCTGAGCAGCCAGTGGAAGTGTCAACACTGATAGAATGATGGCGACATGAAAACGCTTGAGATTATCCCGTTGACGCTGGCCGAAGCGAATGAGTTCGTACGCCAACATCATCGGCATCACAAGCCAGTTCCAGGGTCGAAATTTTGCATCGGGGTTTCCCTTGAAGAAAAGGTCGTAGGAGTGGCTATCGTCGGACGCCCGATTGCCAGAATGTTGGATGATGGCTGGACTCTTGAAGTTAACCGTACTTGCACAGACGGAACCAAGAATGCCAACTCCGCATTGTATGGAGCCTGCCGACGAGCTGCATTTGCTCTCGGGTTCAGAAAGCTGATTACCTATACGCTCCCCACAGAAGGAGGAGTTAGTCTCACTGCTGCCGGATGGAAGTGTATCGGTGAACGAGGTGGAGGAAGATGGTCGCGCACCAATCGGCCCCGCGTCGATATCCATCCAACGCAGACGAAATTGCTCTGGGAGGCTGATCACTGTGCAGGTGTCCCTCCGAATTTGGCTTGAGCCACGGCTTTTGTCGCAGCCGGAACGGGTTCGAACTGTACCCCGGAGATCGGCGGTACTGCGATGTCAGGAACCCCGGGAACCATCAGTGTGTTCAGCTTGGCGATGAAAGCATTGGCCTCCATCGAACTCGCCACCGTATCCTGCGTCAGCTTCGCCGCTACCATATTCGGCGCGAGATCAACGGCGAGTTTGAAACACAAGGCCCTCTCGAGGCCCGGGTAGAGAGGCACGCTCGTCGTGAGATCAGGGAACTGAGTGAGCGGTGTCCAGATGTTCGCCTGAAGCTGGCAGGCAGTCACGACATTTGGGATCGGCCAGAGGAAGAATTCACCGTTGGGGACACTTGGCGCATAGTAGAGAAGTTCCGGCACATCTGCCGATGCAGTTTTGTCGTCAATGTCCTGATACTCAGTCTCGGAGATGATGCGAAGAGCAGCACTGAAGTTTGCCGACTGGCTGTTGTAAATCTGCTGCACGAAGTTCGCACTGTCGATGCGGATTGGCCGGGGACCAGCAAGAGTTCCGCTTGGCCCGACAGTATATGAATCCTGCCCTGAACTCAGGCTATAGAGAGTCGATCCGACGACCGGGATAAACTCTCGCTGCGTGCTCATCGAATCGAGCAACCGGTTCAGGACGAGAAGTCCCGCAGCACTTTCGGTCGATGCCGGCGTTTGCCCGACGCGGATGATTCCCAATTGCTCCAGCGCGGCATTGATGATCACGTTCGCTGCTGGCATCTACTTTGCCCCCTGTGGTGCGGCCATCATCATCAATCCTCGTGCTCTCGCGTTGAGTTCGGTGATGCGTTGTTCCGCCGCGACCCCCAGAGCGTTCGTCATCTGGGTCACGTCGCCCGCGATCACTGCCCCGAACATCGGAGCACATCTCACTGCGAGCGCGTTCGTAATCGCCTCCTGATAGCCATCGGGAAGGTCATACGTCGTCGTGAGATCGGCAAAGTTCGATAGTTGAGCCCACGTGTAGAGAACCAGACTCGTTTGGCTCGACGCTCTGGCGGTCGGCCAGACGTAAAGGTTGGAGATCGGCGCGGCACGATCATTGTAGAGTTTACTGGGAATATTTGCGATAGCTGCTTTATCGGCGATGACTGCATACTCCTGCTGCGAAATCATCTTCATCGGCCACGTGATCGGGTTGAGGGGATTGGGGCCGGGGATTTCGATCATTGCCGACTCGATGTAGGTCGGACGAGCAGTGTTGAAGTCTGTGGCGCCAGGGCCGATTTGGTAGGACTGTTGAGCAAGGACGAGAGAGAAAGAGGCTTTACCGACAGACCAGATGAACCGGTCTTGAAGTCGC